GGCCATGGCGCGGCGGGGCTTGCTGTGCAGGCGCTTCAATATGAATAGGGCCAGGTCAACTACGGTCATGGCAATAAGCATGATGCAGAGCATTCCGATGATGAGGGCAAGGAATAAAATGATGCTTTCGATTGGTGTCATGTCGCGCTCCTGTTGTTTGGTATGTGTTTAGATTAGGCGATCAATCAAACACTGTCAAACCATAGAATGACAAATAAATAGAGTTATTTAAACGTGTAGCCAAACCATGCCCATCTATGTAATCGCATACTTGCTCGCTAAAAGTTTGCAAAAAGCATTGACGCCAGCTATTATATTGATAATCATGGCGTATCAATGAAAGGATAAACAAATGCTAGAGCGAGTTAGACGCATGCTAAACGAACGCAAGGGCGAGTGGGGGCATATAGCGAAGCACTGTGACGTATCTTATTCCTGGCTGACCAAGGTTGCCCAGGGCGTCAACGCCAACCCGACGATCACTCGGTTGGAAAGGCTGGACTCATACTTGAGGGATACTGCTAAGTGACCAGCCAAAAAAAAAGCCCCATTCCTTTCGGGCCGGGGCTTGCCTCTGGGCGAGGGCTTTGCTACTCTTTCTGTGCGGAGAAAGAAATAGTATATTATCAACAGCCAATCAAACATGCAACACCATCACTTTCTTTCTCTCGCCGCAGCTTTTATGCAGTGGGGAAGTCCTGCGTTACCAATTTAACCCCTACCAAAAGCCATGCTCTCACCCTACCCCCCGTGAACATGGTGCCCGTCATGGGAATAACATCCAGAGTCCTACCTACCATAGGGCTAAAAGGGGGGCTTGTGGACGAAAGGTTTATATATGATACAAAAATACAGCAAGCGGGAAAGGTTGAAGTATCACGCGAGTCGACAGGACATGGACTCATGTTCAGACCCAGCAAACCCCACCAAGTCGATTAGCTCAGCAGTGACGATGCAAGAGTACGAACGTCAGGCCAAGATAAAAGGCATGCCAGTGTCGCGGGTGATAGCGGAGGTGATATGTTAGACATTAAAAAATACGCAACCCGCCCCACGTTCGACAACGGCGGTATACCTATATCCATAGAGGGCGTACAGAGCCAGATCCGGATGGTGGGTTGATGCACTACTACAAGCGCAACCTGGGTGACTACGCCAAGAAAGCGGGGCGCCTTTCAATGCTCCAGCACGGCGCGTACACCCTTTTGATGGATGCGTGCTACGACCGTGAGCTATTCCCGACACTTGAGCAAGCAATCGATTGGGCGTGGGCCAGTTCCAAGGAAGAAATTGAAGCCGTTGAGTTTGTATTGCGGAAATTCTTTGAGCTGGAAGGTGATATTTATGTGCAGGCACGCATACAGGAAGAAGTTTCTGAGTACCAAGAGAAGTCAGTAAACAACAAGCGCATCGCACTGGAGCGCGAACAGAAACGCAAATCAAAACAAACGGAACGTGATAAAAATGCAACGGAACGTGCACGGAACGTTGACGAAACGTTGGAAGAACGTAACGAATCGCCACCTAACCAAGAACCATTAACCATTAACCAAGAACCATTAACCAGTAGTAAAGAAACTACTACGTCATCGGCTACCGCCTCACCGGCTGTTCCATATCAAGCAATCGTTGATCTATTCCACGAAACCCTACCAACACTCAGATCCGTCAAAGTCGTAAACGCAAAACGAAAAGCTGCTCTGCGGCAGCGTCATGGATTCTTCGATAGTTCTGTCGATTCCTGGCGGCTGTACTTTGAGGCAGTGAGTGGATCTGACTTCCTGATGGGCAGGGTGGACGGTAAAGCGTGGCAGGCAGACTTTGATTTCCTAGTAAGCGAGCGCGCTGTGACCAACGTCATTGAGGGTAAATACCATGCAAAAAATAGACCTGCAACAAACACTGGGCAGTATCCAGAAAGGGCGCCGACTCCCGGAGAGCGGGTTGCGGCGAAACGAGCTGCCGCAGGGGCATCCGATGTGGGAGTTGTGGTCGCGGATGTCGGAAATGTTCGGCCATACCTGGTTGAGGGATCAGGGCGATGAGCCAAACGACACATGGGTTCGTGGCCTCGCAGACCTATCTACGGCAGACCTCGGTATTGGCCTCACTGCTTGCCGGGATAGCGGTAAGTCATTTCCTCCTGGGTTGCCTGAGTTCCGCGCCATGTGCAAACCAAATTACGGAATGACCGCAATGGAAGCGGCATCGCATCGGGAAATTGCCCCGGATCGTTTACTAGAAGATCGGGGTGAGAAGGCGGCAACCGCAGTGGCAGCAAGATCCGCACTGGCAGAAATGAATTCACTGTTTGGGAGAAAGTCAGCATGAAAACAAATCATTACAGGGTTCGGGGCGAGAGTTGCTACAACGCACGTCTTGACGATCAGAAGGTTAAAGAGATCCGCGAAAACCGCAAGGGGAGGACGGACGCGCAGCAAGCTCAGCTGTTTGGGGTTAGCCCCAACACAATATTCAGGGTGCGCAAGTTTGAAGCATGGAGCCATGTATGAGCGCATACCAAAAGTTTCTCCGTGATAAGCAATTTATAACACAGACAAGCGACTTTGATGCTGATTTATCGGAGTACCCGCTGTTTGATTATCAGATAGATATCGTTCGGTGGTCATGCCATCGCGGAAAAGCGGCAGTCTTTGCCGACACCGGTATGGGTAAAACAATTATGCAGCTGGCATGGGCCGATCAGGTTGCTAGGCATACCGGTAATCCGGTTTTGATTCTTGCTCCTCTTGCAGTATCAGATCAAACGATTGCCGAGGGCGCCAGGTTTGGCATAAATGTTGAGCAGTATCGTTTCGCTGATGTATTTGGGCCGCACATTTATGTGACCAATTACGAGCAATTGCACAACGTCAATGTAGACCAGTTTGACGGAATTGTTTTGGATGAGTCGTCAATACTCAAGGGTATGCAGGGCAAGGTTAGAAAGCAAGTGACAGAGTCATTCTCGGGGACACCTTATAGATTGAGTTGCACAGCAACACCATCGCCAAACGATTTCATGGAGCTTGGCACTCAGTCTGAGTTTCTAGGAATTATGTCGCAGGTTGAAATGCTGGCGATGTTTTTCATCCATGACGGCAGCGACACAAGCAAGTGGAGGCTCAAAGGCCACGGCAGGCGCAAGTTTTTTGAATGGCTGGCGACCTGGGCTGTGTTTATTAGTAGTCCTTCAGATTTGGGCTACAGCAATGATGGGCACGAATTGCCTGAGTTGATATTCCATGAGCACATTATCGACTCAGGCATAACTGATGGGTTATTTGCTCCGGTAGCAATTGGACTACTGGATAGGAATCGCGCCCGCAAGGATACGGTTGACTCCAGGGTTGAGCAGGCATCCATCATTGCCAATGGAATAAAGGGGCAGGTACTGGTCTGGTGTCACTTGAATAATGAAAGCGAAAAGCTATCGGAAATGATAACTGGGGCTGTCGAGGTTACCGGGTCAGACCCATCCACACATAAGTCTGCAACTATGCTGGGATTTGCGCGGGGTGAAGTTCAGTCACTTGTGAGTAAGCCAAAAATTGCAGGGTTTGGGATGAACTGGCAGAACTGCAATCACATGGTATTTGTTGGGCTTTCCGATTCATGGGAGCAATTTTACCAAGCGGTCAGGCGGTGCTGGCGTTACGGGCAATTAAAGCCTGTTCATGTCCACATTGTTAGCGCAGACGTTGAGGGTGGAGTTCTTGCGAATATCAAGCGTAAAGAGTCCCAGCACAAAGAATTAAAAAAAGAAATGATTGCAGTTATGCGCGACAAAACGCTTACCCAGCTTGGCCGGGCACAACAAGAAAAAACCGAATACAAAGCAGAATTAAACATGGAGATACCATCATGGATAGCGTGATTGACCAAGTAATTACCGACAAGTATGCGATCTACAACGGAGACTCTGTAGAGATGGTTGCGGGGCTTCCAGATAACAGTATTGATTTCCAGATATATAGTCCGCCATTTGCGAGCCTGTATACGTACAGCAACTCAGATAGAGATATGGGTAACGTCAAGGACGATAAAGAGTTTTTCGATCACTTCACTTTTATGGTGGCAGACTTATACCGAACGCTGAAGGCCGGGCGGTTGATGGCAGTACATTGCATGAACCTTCCGACCAGCAAGCAGAATAATGGATTTATTGGAATTAAAGACTTTCGGGGCGATCTTATAAGGTCATTCCAGGATGCCGGGTTTATCTACCACTCCGAAGTATGCATATGGAAAGACCCAGTAATTGCCATGCAGCGCACAAAGTCTCTAGGGCTGCTGCACAAGCAAGTCAAGAAAGACTCAACCATGAGCCGCCAGGGTATACCTGATTACCTTGTGGTAATGAGAAAGCCAGGAGATAACGAGAGCCCCGTGTCAGGCGAGTTTACGCATTACGTTGGCGACAACCCTCCGCATGGATTCAATGGACACCAATACGATGACGGTAGATGGTATTTCACGCCAGGGCACAGCGGCACAAGCATTGATGTATGGCAGCAGTATGCCAGCCCCATATGGGACGACATAAACCAGACCAATACACTGAATTTCCGTGAAGGACGCGACAGTGATGATGAGCGCCATATCTGCCCGCTACAACTTGATGTGATAGAGCGCGCAATGCAACTATGGACGAAGAAAGGCGACACAGTGTTGACGCCATTTTTGGGAATAGGGAGCGAGGCATACATGGCCGTAAAGATGGGCAGGAAAGCTATAGGTTGCGAGTTAAAGGCTTCTTACTTTGATCTTGCGAGGCGCAACATGCGGAACGCCGAGTCGTTACAATACGACATTTTTGGCGGTGCAGCATGAAAACACTACCGAATGACCAATTTCTGGCAATTGTCCGCAAGCGGGCAAAGACCCTGGCTGTTAAGCGCCGGCACCGCATTGTCTGCTGTGACGATCTGAGAGCCTACTGCATGGACAAGGGGATCACACCGAAGTCTAACAACGCATGGGGCAGCGTCTTCCGCAGTGATGTATGGCAGCAGGTAGGATTCAGGCAGTCGGTAACACCCACCCGCAGGGGCGGTATTCAGCGCAGCTGGTATTACGCCGGGGGTGCAGGATGAGCGTCCCCCTGGTAGCAGGCCCCGAACTGGCACAGCAGGCGTTTGATTTAGTGAAGAAGTACAGGCCATCGCTTGACGAGCTTCGGCTGTGTGAGAAGACCAGCATGGGTGAGCTTCGGAATGATAAAACCGAGCGGGTTATCGCTATTCGCCACGTCCTGGATACCGGCGAGCAGTACCTGCCATTGATTAAAAAGCATGCCAGGAAGTAGTGAGCAGCACCGCCATGAATGCGAATGCAGATACTGGAACGCATATACCAATGGCGACAAGCAAGTGGTGGCTGGCGTGATTGAGCGCATAGCCAAGAAGCGCGGCAGGGCTGCTGCTGACAAGTTGCTGGATGGCATGCGGAAGGAGTGGAAGAAGTGAGGGTTTTAATTGCTTGCGAGTATTCCGGTAGGGTGAGGGACGCATTCATCCGGGGGGGGCATGAGGCGATGAGCTGTGATCTATTACCGACAGATGCGCCCGGGCCACACTATCAAGGTGATGTGTTCGATGTAATCGATTACCCTTGGGATATGATAATTGCACACCCGCCCTGCACCGACTTGTCTGTATCTGGCGCACGGCATTTTGAGGCTAAGAGGCTGGACGGCAGGCAGCAAGCCAGCGTCTCATTTTTCATGCGGCTGGCGAAGGCTGCTATTCCCATGATCGCCATTGAGAACCCTGTGTGCATTATGTCGAGCATGTGGCGCAAACCAGACCAGATTATACAGCCTTGGCAATTTGGCCACGGAGAAACCAAAGCAACATGCTTGTGGCTCAAGGGTTTGCCGCTACTCAACCCAACCAACATTGTTGAGGGGCGGGCGGACAGGATCCACAAGCTGCCCCCCAGTGCTGATCGCTGGAAGATCCG